TGTCCCCACGCTTGAGCCGTAGAATGGTCGAAGGACGAGCCTCCCTTGCCTATCTATGGTCGCAAAACAACAGGTCGTACACGCTATCCAGGAGAGCAAGTCCCGGAAGGTCTGACAGTCGTTTTCTGCGTATATGCCGAGTGTTCTCGTGCCGTTCGGGAGGGCTTCCACCTCTTCCTCTGTCATTCCAAGCTCTACCACGCAGGCTGCGCAGATAGCCGTCAGAAGCTCGTATGGTGTGCCATAGGTTGTATCAAATGACAAGAGCCTGTCGAACTTGCTCATGTTGTCATATGCGACTATTTCAACACCGCTCCGGCTGTGCTTTGCTTCTGCAATGGTATATGTCCCCACCGGGACGAACTCATACAGACCGCCAGCGAGCTTCAGTCCCACCTGAAGCGTTATCGTGCCACCTACCCAGCTATTCCGTGCAATCGGCATATTGAGGAAGGTGGCGGTAAGCTGTCCGATATAAACCGCCCCGAGGGTGATCTCTGTAGGAGAAGATGCCTGCTGTGATACCGTCAAAGAGCCTTTGAGGATGTTGGCAGCAGTGTAGTCAATCCCACAGCATTTGCCTCTTACTTTGAATTGTTTGACCGCTTTTGTCTCTGCGGTCTGATATGCCTGTGATACCTGATACATAGCTTCTCCTTAATATTCTGCTATGTCGAAAGAAACCGTCCAGAATGTCTTGTTTGCATAGTTTTCGGAGTCATCCACATCGCCCTTGTACAAGTCGCAGGCGAAGTTGGTGATGTATCCCTCGAACTCGACAAAATCAAGCTCTGCAGGGTCATAATATTTGACGGTGATGGAGTCCAGAGCCTTGTACGCCCTGAACTTCTGCACCCATTCATCATCCGCATAAGTTGACACGGATATCTTCAGCATGCCCTCCCTGATCATCTCACGGATGACGGTGCCAGCCTCGGACTTGTTGAGCGATTCCTCGTCCGTATAGCCGAGTTTGTAAGAGCCTTTCAAGAGGGCGATTTCCTCTTCGTTAAAATATAACTTCATCGTTCTCATGACCGCCCTCCGCTCTTGTAATTAACTCTGTTGGTTGCGCTCACGATTATCTCATCGATGTGCTCCTGTCCTATGTATACAGGAATCACGATATCCCCACCGCTTGTGCTGTTGTTCTCGATGTTTGTCGTGTTATTGTTCGCAGGAACGAACGATGTCGATACATCCTGCGCCATTGACTCCATTGCGCTCTGAGGTACATCCGCATTGCTGGAGATACCCATCGCCAATCCCATGTCGATGTATTCGCCATAGCCCTCGAACAGCTTCGAAGGACTGTTTATCTGAAACAGGTCTTTCGCTCCTTGTGGTATCTTTTCAAGGACTCCCTTTGCCGTGCTGACCACTGCATCGCCTGCATTGACGATACCATCAGCCAGTCCCTGCATGATCTGGCCGCCAATGTCTTCAAACTTGACGATGAGGTCAGCCAGAGCCATCAACATTGAATCCGTAATCTGCCCAATCGCACCCAAAAGAGAGCTGATTATGCCTGGGAGATTGGTCACCAGAGCGACAAGCAGATTGAACCCAGCCTCTACAAATGCCGGGGTAGCCTCGACCAATGCACCGATCAGAGCCATGGTGATGGTCGGAATGGTCATGACAAGGGTCGTGATGATAGCGCTAAGATTGTCATCGCTGACCAGAGCCGTGAGGAGCGTTGTTCCCAGCTCCACAAATAACGGAATCATGCCCACCATAAATTGGATGTATGAGCCGATGATGGTCGGGATCGTGCTGAGGATGGTCGGGAGGGCATTTATCAGTCCTACTCCGAGAGACATCAGTATCTGGATTCCCAGCTCCGACACCCGGGGGAGGTACTCGGAGACAGCTGACCACATAGTGGAGAACAGCTCTGCTGCCATCGGAAGAAGCTCAGGGAGGGCTTCGGAGATGCCCTGCACGATGGTCTCCAAGAGCTGGAAGCCCATAGGCAGAAGCTGGGGATATACGCTCTGCAGAGTGGTCATCAACGTGCTTAAAATTAACTGCACAGACGACATGATCTCGCCAGCGTTCCCGGACAGACCCTGCATCAGAGCTACCATCTGCTCTCCGCCAACAGTAATAAGCCGGGGAAGGTTGGTCATGATGCTCTGCGCCAGAGTGCTGACCAAGCTTGCTCCAGTCTCCATGATCTTCGGGGCGACATCGCCAATATTGCCGAGAAAGCTCTCAATTCCTGCGCTGATGTTCTCCAAGCCTTTGTCGGTGTCGCCTGCGAATATATCGCTGACTCCATCCATGACCTGACTCATTGCAGGCAAGAAGCCCGATACAAGATTCCTCTGAAGAGCATCAAAGCCTGTAGTCATATCCTGCAGGCTGTCCTCGAACTGCGCAGCTGCTGCCACATCTTCATCGCTCATCACTCCGCCAAGCTCATGCAGACGGTCTTTCATCGCCTGCGTATCTTCTGCGGAAGTGTTCAGTAAAGCCCCCAATTCGGTCGCTCCACGCCCGAGAAGCTGTCCGGCTATGTAAGTCCGCTCCGTGCCTTCTTCCATGCCCTGCAAGCCCTCTATGACCCTTCCAAAGAGGTCTTCCTGTGACAGTGTCGCTACTTCTTCCTCGGTGATGCCGAGTGCCTGAAAAGCCTCATTGCCTTTCTGTGCAGCATTAGCCATCGTCTTCATGGAAGCCTTCAAGGTCTCCATGCTCGTGCCGGAGTGCTGCATCACAGCTTCCCACTCCTGATAAGCCTCGGCAGAGATGCCCATCTTCTGGCTCATTTTGTCAACGTTGTCGCCGTACTCAGCGGCAGAGGTTGCCGCATCAAGGAATGCGTCTCCTGCCTCGACTATCGCACCGACCATGATGCCAGCGGCAGCAGTCACCGCACCCATTGCGGCTCCGGCTGCGCCAAGGGCAGCAGAGAAAGTGCCGGACAGGGAATCAGCCACGCCACCGATGGAGTCTGAACCGTTCAGCATATCCTCAATATTTCCGCCCACGCCTTCCGCTGATGGTGCTATTTGAAAGTAATATGTTCCGATAGTCTCTGCCATATTTATATCTCCGACCACATCCGCTCGAACTCTTCCATCGTCTCGAATGTGGCATATTGTTCACGTTTATTCAGTCCAAGAAGCTGGTCAAGTATGTGCTTCGGCTTGTTCCGTCCTTTTTGCCCATCCCTTGACTTCGCCCATGACTGGTCTCTCAATTCGTCCGCTATCCTTGCGAGTAGCCACTCCGTGGTGGTTATCTTGTCGCCTGATAGCTTCATCTTGACCCTGCTGTCTTTTCTCAAACCAAAAACAAGAGTACCCACCAGCTCTGGTGGATACTCCTGATAATTGAATAGGTGGTATGTTTCAGCAAGGTCGCAAATCATCTCGTCCTCGCACTCGTCTATGACTCGGACGAGGAGGAAGAGTTTTTTGGGGTGCAAGCCTCGATGATCTCGTTCATTTCGGCAGCCATCGCTTCAAGCGGTGCATAGCCCCCATTCAGCCCCTCAACGTGCTTGATGAGGTCTTCAACCTTCCCACCAAGCAAAAGAGTGCTGATCTCGTCAAAAGCAATGAACTTGTCGGCATTGTCGCCCTTCTGGAGCTTTGCGATAGCCCTAACATAGCGATAGTCCTTCAAGATTTTCTCGCTTATCTGATATTCAAACCCTGATTTTGTTTTCCCTGCTATCATAACCCCCCCTTATGCTGACGGTGTAGCCGCCTTGATGTACTCGTAGTGATATACTCCATCGCCATCGGGAACATCGGTAATTGTGAGCTGATATCCTACGGCTTCATCGTCCTTGTATGTGATTGTTCCAAGTTCAGATATCGTGCCGTTAGGAATGACGATTCTCTTCTTACGGTTGCCACGCATAATCATGTCGATTACCCATGAACCATTGTTGAGTTCGTCAGCCGTAGCCTTGACGGTTATGTTGCCACTTGCATCAGTGACAACGTTGTCGCTACCGTAGACTGCCTTCAGCACGTCAGCGTTCAGCACTTCAAGAAGTGTGAACTGGAAGCTGTCGGGTCTTTCGGTCTGCATATTCAGCACGGTATCACCACCCCATGCCTTAATCTGTGAAGACTCAGGGCTGTTGTCGTTTGTGAGTCCGTCCTCGGACACATATCCAAGCGCAACAAAGGACTCGTCCTTCTCAGCGTCTGCGCTTGTAGGCAAGGCTGTTCCAAACGGTGCATAGAAGATTGCACCGCTCTTGTTCGGCTTGCCTGTCGAAACGTTATTCGCAGTATTTGCCATGATTTATTCCTCCATGTATGTTACGTTATAAAAGCATCTGTACCTGTATCGCTTGAGTGTGGTGTCGTTCGCGTCATTGCCACCAGACAGCTTCGATGCCGAGATGTCGTCCTCGTATGCGAATATGTTCATCGCCCTGCGGACACTTGCGTCAAGCTCTGCAGCCGCTTCCTTGGTCTTTGCATAGCTGTTGATCTCGACCGTCACTGTGTCGATAAGATTCGACCAGCTCCTGTCGATTATGCGGAAGATGACACATTCATCCGGCATGGTCTTCGGGGTTTCCAGATATATTGCCGTATACACGTTAGACAATAAGTATTTCCTAATCTTTGCCTCGATCATTCTCTGTACCTCTCGCCCATGCTCTCTGCGTGCCGATGTACTCATCAGTGACCTCGCCACGCTTTGCCACTTCTTCCCTTGCTATGTTCTGACATTCCTGCGACTGAAGAATCGCCTTGATGCCTGCCCGATTCAATATGAACTTACCCTTCGACTGACTCAAGATGCACCTTCCTATTCCACCTTGTCGGCACGTTTGCCTCAATCCCAATAGTTGACCGCCCTAATGTTGCAAAGGTCTGCGACCACGGTGCAGGAAGCTCCACCTCGGTGTCTTCCCAATTGTTCGCATCACCCTTGGGGATTGCCAGCGTGTACTTGGTACGCTTGCCGTACATTGTGAGATTGTTCTCTACATCCGCACTTGACGGCTCGCCTATCAGCACATCATCAACGCTCACCCAGTCCTCGGAATAGGTCGGCATCCCGAAGGAGTCCGTCCCGGTCTCGGTCTTAACCTTGAGTTTTACGGTCACTCCTCGCATTTGTGCCTCCTTGCCAGTTCTTCAATGGGAGAATAGCTTCCAATCTTGCTGTCGCCCCCAAGAAGAGCCTTGTCGGTCTTGTCGAGATATAACTGCCCTACGCTTGCATTTGCACCCATCGTCCACGTCTGAGAGTACCCCAGAGCCGACATCGTGCCTTGTGTAGCACCTGCAGGGATTTCGGAAGAGCCGTCCCCTATCGCACGGATGACCATACGACAGGAAACGATCTTTTTTGCATCATCGGGGGCTGATGCCTTATAAGAATCGATGAGAACAGCGGCATCGTCCAAGAGGTTGGTGACTACTGTCTGCTCCCTCTCGCTTAATGTCCTGACCATTCTGTTTTCCACATCGGTCACTGTTGCATATGCCGCCATGTTGCACCTCACTTCTTTTTTGATACAGATTTTTTCGTTGCTGTCTTTGCCTTCGGCTTCTCCGTTTTTGGTTCAGCTTCGGGCTGTTCCTTTGGCACTTCTGCAGGCTCTGTGGGAACAAGGCTATAACCGAGGGCTTTGTATTCCTCAACCTTGTCTTCCGTAACCCACATGATGCCCCCAAGTGCGTTAAAAAACGCTATTCTCGTCATACGGAAGGAACGCTTGTAGCTGTCAGTGCGTTAAATACAGAGGTATCAGCACGGAATCCGACCTCGATCTCTGCACGAACTGCGAACATATTCTGCTGGAACAGGTTGATCTTGTGTTCAGCATCGATATCAAGTGTTGCATCACTTGAGAAGTCAATCTTCACGCCTTCAACAGTTCCCCAGAGTGCCTGTGACCAGTCACCGCATACGCCAACAACATTCGGTGTACCCTGTACAAATGCACCCTTTGTAACAACGGTCTTTGCACCGAGAATCATAGGAACTGCGCCCTCTGCCACGCTGTTGATGAACAGAGGTCTGTGGTTCTGGTCTGTTGCACCGAGAAGGATGCCCTTCATCTGAGGGCTGATTGCATAGCCGTTAACAACGCCGCCATGGAGCGCAACATCTGTA